CTCACCAAAATATGGGGCCACGGAGACGTGAAAATAGGCGCACTCACCTACGAAACCGCGCGCTACACCGCAAGCTACGTCACCAAGAAATTAAGAAGCAAGCAACGATACGTCCGTATCGACCAGGACACCGGCGAACTCATCGCCGTAACACAGCCCAGGGCATTCATGAGCCGCAACCTGGGCAAAGACTGGTGGAACAAATGGGGACGACAACTACAGGACCACGATTACGTGGTCATCAACGGCACGGAGCAAAAACCACCAAAAGCCTACGACCGCTGGCTTTTAGAAGCTGGCAACGAAGCAAAGCTTCAAGAGATCAAGACAAAACGACAGGAGAAAGCAAAACCAGAAACAAGAGAAGAATCGCGCGCGCGCGCGGCAGCCGCGCACGCACGCGTAGGAAAGAAGAAGAAGAGCATCTGACGACTTGCGCCATAAGCGCTCGTCAGATGCAGAGCAAGAAAGGGTTACCCACAAGTTGTGGGGCTAAAAAGCCCCCCACAACATGTGGATAACCAGACAACAGAAGAACACAGAAACCAGCACCTTTCGAAAAGGAGTAAGGAAATGAAGCGTAACCGCACAGCCAGCCAACATGACTTCGCCATCATCCCCAAGACGGATGTCCCACGGAGTCGATTCCGGATGAAACAAACCAGAAAACAGGCCTTTCAGGCCTCACAACTCGTTCCAGTCATGTGTGAAGAAGTGTTGCCCGGAGACACGTGGCAACACACAGAGAGCATCATGGCGCGCCTCGCGACGCCGATAGCACCCGCGGTCGACGATATCGACCTCGAAACATGGTATTTCTTCGTGCCCAACAGAATCACCTGGAAAGGCACGACAGAACACACCAAATGGGAAGACTTCATCACGGGCACAAACACGGCCCTCGTCATTCCCACAATCATCCCACGAACAACAGCAGGCCCAACATTCGAGATAGTACTCGGCGGATGCCTGGATCACTTCGGCCTCCTACCCGCAACGTACGCAGACGCCGTCACAAGATTCAACACACTGCCCATATGGGCCTACTTCAAAATCTACAACGAATGGTTCCGAGACGAAAACCTACAAGCAGAATGGACATGGAGCACCGCGTGGACCGCGGAATTCAGCGACAGCATCACCAACGGCGGAGGCGGATGGCAGCAACAGTGCCTACGCGTCAACAAACGCAGCGACTACTTCACGCGATCACTCCCGTTCCCCCAAAAAGGAACAGCCGTAACAATACCGCTCGGCACATCAGCGCCGGTCTACACGACCGGCGTCACCGGAGACAGCCTCCGTCCGTGGACGCCCAACAGCGCCAACAGCAAGGAAATCAACACCGCCGGCGCAATCGGCGTACTCACCGCAGACACCGGAACCACCGGCACCATGTTCGCGGACCTCAGCACCGCAACGGCCGCGACAATCAACTCACTACGCCTAGCCATCGCCACGCAGCAGCTGCTCGAAAAGGACGCACGCGGAGGAACTCGCTATGTGGAAAGTCTGCTCGTCCATTTTGGAGTTCGTTCGCCTGACTACCGACTCCAGCGTCCTGAATACCTGGGAGGATCACGAATCCCTATCACTGTCAATCCAATCGCTCAAACAGCGGCTTACGACGCAGAACCCGGACCCGACACTAGTGCAATCGGCAATCTCGGTGCTGAAATGCACGCAAGCGGACATAAACGCACTTTTACATACGCTGCAACAGAACACGGATACATCATCGGCCTATGCGCTGTCCGCGCCACACCAACATACCAACAAGGCACGAGACGTCACTGGACTCGAGCAACCAGGTTGGACTTCGCCTGGCCATCACTGGCCAACCTCGGCGAACAAGCCGTACTCACAAGAGAAATCTACTCAACGACCACGGCGACATACGCCAACAGCACATGGGGATACCAAGAACGCAACGCCGAATATCGTTACACGCCGAACGAAATCACCGGCGTACTTAGAAGCACCGCCCCGCAGCCACTGGACTGGTGGCACTACGCAGAAGAGTTCGCGACAGAACCAGCCCTGAACGCCGACTTCATCACCGACAAAACCTTCGAGACCTTAGGACGGTCCCTCGCAACAGCACCCAGCGAACAATGGAGCGCGCAAATCATCATGGACATACTCCACGACAACGTCGTGGCCCGCCTCATGCCGGCATACGCAGTGCCCGGCCTCAAGATGCTCTAATCATGGGACTCCTGAAATTCGTCAAGAGCATCGCCGGACCACTGATCGACGTGGCCGGCAAACTCATAGGCGGAAACTCTGCGAAAAAGGCGCAGAAAAAAGCCAACGAAACAAACATCCAACTACAACGAGAACAACAAACATGGGAAGCCGACATGTCAAACACAGCGTGGCAACGCGCGGTCGCCGACATGAAAGCAGCAGGCATAAACCCTATGCTCGCAGTCAGCCAAGGAGGCGCATCCACGCCAAACGTCAGCGCGGCAACGGTACAACCAGAAGATGCCGAAGGCCGCGCAATCCAATCCGCCGGAGCAAGCGCCAGCGCAGCAGCACTCCAGCGCCTCACGCTCGATCGCATGAAGATCGAGAACGATATCGCCTACCAAAAGCGACTACAGGAGGAATTCGCAACAGACAAACTGAAACAGGAGCGCACCGCCGACAACGACCTAGTCCAAGTCGGCATCGACCAGGCGAAGGCAGCACGCGACAAAACCGTCAGCGACTCCCGAATCCGTCAAATCGAGTACGAAATCCTGAAAGACACAGCACCCTATGAGGTCAGCAGCGCCAAATCACGCTCGCAAATCCTCTCGCAAGAAGTAGACATGGCCGACGCCAAACGAATCCTCTTACGCCTAGACATTCCCGAAAAGGAAGCCATGGCGAAATGGTTCCAACAGGTCGGAGCCGCCAGCCCGGCCGCCAAAGCCGTCATGTCCGTAGGTCAATGGCTCAAAATGATACTCGGGAGATAACCATGGGTTACAAAGCCAACAAAGAACGCGCGAAATACCGGTCCGACATGCCCACTGCGACCGACCAGTCGCAGGTGCATTCCACGGACATAAACATCATCGTCAACCAATTCATGAGGACAGGCCAGGCACCGCCTGGCGCGACGCCCATATACGGAGACTTCACCGAACTCCCCGAAGACCTCCGCGGCTTCATCGAAATGGGCCGCAGTATCGGGAAGCTCACCAACGAACTCCCCGAACCCCTCCGGGAAGTCCCCGTCCACGAACTCGTCGCCATGACAGACGAACAAATCCTCCGTAAACTCAACCCGCCGGAGCAACCGGCGAACGCACCAAAGGATGACCCGAAATGAAAATCTACGCGATCAGAGACCGACTGATCGACTACTTCATGCAACCCTTCCTAGGGCCCGACGACAAAAACGTCCTCGCGTCCGTCGCCCGCCTAGTCAACCAAGGAGAAATCACAAGTGACATCGCACAAGCGCCGCACCACTTCGAGGTCTGGGCCCTCGGCGAAGTTCAAGAAGACGGCACTCTCATCAGTCACCGCGAGCTCCTCAGCGACTGCTCCAGCCTCATTCGCACAGATCTTCGGGGGCTCCCCCCCGGAAGATCCCGAATTGAAGCGCCTGAACACCCTGAAATCTCGCGCCACAGAGCGCCTGAAGACACTACAGGCCCAAACGGTGCCGCCGCTCGCCCTGTACAGGGCGCAACACAAGCAGCGTCTCAGCAGACTCACCAGAGAGATTAAATTCCTGGACGAGGCAATAACCGCTGCAAAGACAACCACTGCCTAAGGCAAGTGGTGTCACCAGGACCATCTTAATCAAGAACAGATGGTCCTCGCTGACCAAGTCAGCTATAACGGGGGCGTTGACGCCCCCGTCTTTTTATGAAGGAGAATCCAATGCGACGAAACATCAGCGGACGCAAACACGCCCGCAAATTCAACAAGGCGCGCCGAAGAACGCGCGCCATCAACAACCCTCGAGGAATGGCTCGAGGCGGCTTCCGCCTCTAACGCATGGCGTGCGCAGCACCCATGCGAGCCTACAAGGCGGCAACCGGCCGCCTTGTTTTTTTCAAACGAACAGACAAGGAATATCACAAGGAGCCCTACACGGGACTCCAAATCCCCTGCGGCACATGCATACTGTGCCGCGAGGAATACAGCAGACAAACCGCCATCCGCATCACACACGAGGCAACATGCCACGCACGCAACGCCTTCGTCACGCTAACCTACAACGACGCGAATCTCCCGACACACGGGACCCTAGACTACAAACATCTCAACAAATTCTTGAAAAGATTGCGCAAGCAAATCGGACCACTACGCTACTACGCAGTAGGAGAGTACGGAGATAGAACACTCCGACCGCACTACCACCTGTGCATCTTCGGTCACGACTTCGTGGAACACTCGATCATCACGCAAGAACAACCCTACAGACTATGGATCAACCCGCAGCTCACCAAAATATGGGGCCACGGAGACGTGAAAATAGGCGCACTCACCTACGAAA